GATGTAAGTTTCATTTTATTTATCCTTTTAAAATCTTATTAAATAGATCTTCAATGTTGTTTTGTTTGTTCTCTTGCATACGTGTTCTTAATGTCGATGACAATTTTGATTTGTCTTTCGGGTACACATAGGCATTGGGAGTTGAGGGCTCGGAGACAATATCAAAACAAATCAATTGAAAATCATCTTCAACAATGGTTTCGCCCAATTGTTCTTTAACCGAACCAAGACCTCTAGATGAAATACCAAGTTTTACACCGGCTGCTATCAAATCTTTGAGAATCCTTCCGGAAGGAGTGTCGAGGATTTTAAGTTTTCCCATAACGTCCTTACCTTCCCACCAAATCTCTGTGACCATATGGGATACGTTCTTAAGATTGATAACACTATCATCCGGATGATCAAGCTCTCCGGTTGCCCTGTTGTCTCTGATGACATTCTGATAATTGGAAATTTCCCTCTTAAGTGTTTTGTGAGGATATTTTCTTCCATTTCCATTCTTCATGTCGGAGGTTTGCAAACGACCTGTTAAATACATGGCCCCGTTTACAATCTCTCGCTTCTCCCTTTCGGAAAGAAGATCTGGACAATGCCCGCCGGGGCAGAGTGCATAAAATTCTGTTAATAATTGTTTGCTCACCTTTTTTTAATCCCCATCAGCATAAGGATCATAGTCCTTGTGTTGATATTGGCTAGGATCTAAATCATCTCTGGTTTGTCGCCCTAGGGCGGCTTTGTTCATGGCATGCCTATCTTGACCAGAGGCTTTATAGGTCTTTAGCCATCTGTTCTGTTTATTATCAATTTCTCCTCTTATTTCTTGACTCAAACCCCCTCCTTGAAATTTATCAAGGAGGCTTTGGGCCACTTTACCATAAGATTGATCATCAACCTTGCCGCGTGATCCCTTGAGCCTATCATAAGCTATCTTTGCTATAGTATCTTTAGCAATTGCATCCATGATATCCTCTGTATTACTCCCCATTAAATTGGGGTTTTCTGGATCTGGAATCTTTGCCGACATTTTTTGATAAAGATAAGCTTCAATTTCTTGAGGGAAATTACTATATTGAGTTTGACCCTCGCGTAATATTTTACGAAGTTCTTCTTTAATAATTTGCTTAAGGTTTTTTGATGTAAGTTTCATTTTTCATTCCTTTTGAAAATGCGGGCGCTACCCGCCCGAGTCAACAGCCGTTTCGGCAACGAGCAACTGGTCTAAGCATCCATTTTTTAGTCATTTTTTTCTCCAATGTTAAGTTTAATTCCAAAATCATCGACTATCATCATAATGAGATAAGAAGTACCAGAAGACAGCCACCCACAAATAAATAGATTTGCTAAAGTGTATTCAACATTAAATAGTTCAGTTCCTCCATTTATAAGAAACAAAAGTACCCCAACCCAGAAACCCATACACATTGGACAGTGAAAAAGAGTCGTCCATTTGTTCTCCGGATCTTTCTCTGGTCTTATTGAATCAAAGATGCTTCCATAGAGAAGAATTTGTGTAAGACCGAACGCTGCTAAAACAAACCAAAGTAATTCCATTCTTCCTCTTAATAAGAATATTTTCCATAAAGATAAGGGGCAAACAAGTTATGTTGTCGAATGGCTCCTTTTTCTTCTGCATGTCTCCGAGCATCAAATTCTGTTGAATGTTCGCCGTCTGGTTCTGTAAGCCATGAGCTTTCCATTTCTTCGAACTCTTCCATGTTGTTCATATAGGGCCTTTCTGATTGAAGCCACTCCGATATGTTTTTAAGAGTCAGCTTTACAACATCAAACTTTTTTGATTGAAGAAGCTTTCCTTCAAGTGAACCATAAACGTTGCCACCTTGAATCGAATCATAGGCAACAATTCCCTTTCTCTTGAGATGATCAAATAATCTTGCCTCGGTACCATAAACAATTTCACTCATTAAGTCTTTTGCGAAAGCAATAACTTTTTTTTGTTCTGATAAAACCATAATATCGATGTCATTATGATCAAAGATCATAATGTCGCCATTAAGAGTGGCCCGAGCATTCAGTCGAAATTCTGAAATAACGGGACTCTTAATATCAACTTTTATAGGTTTGTCTGGTATATTAACCCTGATTCCCGGTTGTTGAGTATTAACATTAATGTTATCTGTATCTGATACATTTACATTCATTTCTAAATCTGTTAAGCCAATTTTCATTTTTTAAACACCTCATAAACAAGATCTTGAATATAAAATACTTCTTTTACCACTTCTTCTGTTATTGGAGTTTTACTAAAAGACTGTAGCTTCTCATGTATCTGCTCCATTTTATCAGAATATTTAACGCTTTTGTTCTCTGAGATTTCTTTTTTAAGTCGGCCAATTTCTTCATTAAGAAAGCATTTAAGCCCCAAGCCATTGTCAGAAAAAGAGATGATGTAATTCGTCAATAACGTTTTTTGATTTTCCCTAAGAGAGTTTTTGTAGGTATCGTTGAACCTCTTTGTGAACATTTTATATGTCAAATTATCAACATGCTTCATCTCTTCTTCTTTTTTGCTTGAAGAAGAGATTAGTCTGATCATTTTTTCTTCAAGCAAAACCCTGCTCATAGGATCATCGATTTTATCAGAATTTAAAAATTGCCAAGCTGTTGCAATGTCTTTAAAGTTGGAAACGAAATTAGAGAAAACATGTTTAGACAAAACCTCATTTACTTTTTTAATAAGGTTGGTTTGGGCATTGAATATTTCTTTTTTATCAAGCGAACCGTAGCTTTTTTTAACTTCAAAAAGAAATTTTTCTCCCAATTCATTCGGAATATCTTTAGATTCGACAATTGTGCTTATTAAATCTTTTTCTTTCTTTAAGATGGTACCAGAAAAAAACTCTTTAAGAATCTTTAGACATTTCTTTCTTTTATCTTCTTCTTTTCTAACAACAGATTTGGTGTATTCTTTAATTAAGACTTCATAAAGAAAAGCGGTATTTCTTTTCTTATTGTGTTTCATCTTCATTTGTTTTCTCCGATCTTTCTAAACTTTCAATTAGGTTATTTACTTGATGGCTGATAGTAAATAGTTGCCGTTCCTCTAAAACGTTAGAGGTTTCAGTAGTCTCTGTTATTCCACGACCCAAACTTTTAAGACCATCAGCATATCCGGGAAAATAAGAACGAGTTGTACCTACTTCGGGGCCTGCCCAAGACTTAGTATGTTTTTTTCTCCCTCCTTTTCTATAAGAAGATTGGTGACTTTGATAAGGCCCTCTAGTATAATCCTTTCCATCAGGTCTTTTCCATTTGAATTTATCATCTCTTTTGGCTGGAGGTTCCGCTAGTAAAATTTCTTCCTCTTCCCCACCACCGGCTTCCTCCCCACCAAGATCCATTTCATCGCCACCAAGATCCATTTCATCGCCACCAAGATCCATTTCATCGCCGAGATCTGCCATTCCCGCTCCGACATCTCCGGCTTGCTGTACTTCACCAGAAGCTTCAAGACTCGCTGCAAACTTCTTATCAAAAAATTGTTCTCTTTGACAACGAAGGAATTCTTCTTCGGATAATCCGAGCATATGTTCAGCCACCCACCGTTTGCTAAAATAACCCTCTGTTGCTGCACCAGCAGCGTCGAACTTGGTCTTCCAGTGTTCAAGCTCTTGAAGTTCTGCGATTTTCGAAGGGTTGTTGAGCCCTAGCTTGAACCCAAGAAGATCATCTCCCTTGTATCCTAAAGTATAGAGATGGATGATTCCAACTTTTTCAAGCTCAGAAATAACAACTCTTTGAAGTCTCTGAATAGTTCTTGCAAAACGAATGTCTTTTTGTGCCAATGTTGTTTTATCCTCAGTTGCCCCCTCGCCCATAGTAAGGTAAGATTGTGGGATTTTAATGGCTGCGAAAAGTTTATCTCGGAGATATTTTACATCATCAACAGTTCCTGTGAATTGGCCACCAGTCAAATTTTCAATCTTAGTGTTTGTCGCTCCGCGAACGGGAACATAATAATCTTCCTCAATTGACATTGGATTATAACGCAGATCAACTTTTCCGGTCGATGCATCAGCAATTTGATGGCGCTTCATTTGGGTCATAACCTTTTGCATATATTGTTCTACATCTTGCGGTGCAATATTACCAACGTCAACATAGAAAACTCTGCGTTCTGGTGATCGAACAATCCGATAAGCCATCATAGCGTCTTCAAGCAATGTAAGCTGCCTCCAGATCCGTCTGGATGCCTCCAAAACAGATGTTCCATACGGCATATGTTTATCATTACCAAGCACTCTGAAATGAGCTAGTTGCCAATTTTCCAAGGTCAAGCCACCAGTATTCCATTGAAATTGAACATAATTGGGATTTGCCTCATCCTCTCCTTCGAGCCTTTCAACTTCTTGCGGAGGTAGCCCAATTACATTTCGAATTCCCATATTTTCATCAATGTCCAAATAAAGAAATAGATCTCCATATTTGCACATTGTACGACACCAACCGAAAAGATTATAATCAATATTAAGAATGTTGTGATACAATGTATCTAAAACAGATTTAATTTCTTCATTCGGACATTTGATAGTTAACATTGGTTGCAACATTGAATGAGTGGTCATCTCGTCAGCGTAAATGTCTAGAGCAGAAGCCAGTTCCGGCATATATTCCATTTGATCAAAATCGACATAACGCTCTGCCCTGTTTCTGTTTGAAATCATGTTAGCAGCTAGAACATTCATAGGGTTATATTCAGTCTTTTTAAACTGTTGTCCGGAAGCTGATTTAAACCATTTGGAATAAATATCCAAATGCCTTCTTCTCAATTGTCTTCCAGTTTGTGTTCTTCTGTTAATAATCGGACCAGAAAACAATCTAGTCAAAGCCTTAAAAAGCTTTGTTTCCTCATTATATGGGCTTCTTCCTTTTCTTATTCCTTTTGGCATTTATTTAACCTCTAAAAATCCATGCGAATTCTGTTTGTTGTTTTATTGTTTCTTCTATTTTCTTTTGTTTTTTTACATCTTGATAGCCATCCATTCCTTCAATGGCTGTGTTCATCATGCGCGAGCTTGTGAACATCCCATCAAGCATAGCTTTTTTATATTCCACATCTCTTTCATTAACTTGTAGCGCGGTGTCTCTGACCCAACACCCTATAGCTAAAGCCATTACAAGATCATCATTATAACTTCTCATTGCTTGTGGTTTCCCGTTTTTCCAAATAAAAGTTTTCAATTCATTAAACAATCTAACAGAATTTGTTCTAATTAGCTTATTTCGTATGAATTCTTCCAATTTGGCGACAATGAGAGGTCTTGTTTTTGTTGTTGTAGAGAACCCGGGCAATGCTTTTGTGTTGTGTTCAGCTTCCAAGGCATCAATGTATTCGTGAGAAGATTTCAAAGAATAATAAAGATTTGGATATTCTAAATCTTTTAATTTTTCTAAAACAGAGATCCCAATACTATTGTTCTCAACAACAAGAAGACAATTACCAAACTCCTTTCCTATGCTACAAAGGAAGGTTGAGTAAGTATCTAGATTTGGTTTTCCTTGATACTCTCCTATGATCTCCATGGTTTCAAGCTTTATAATGTGGAAAACCGAGTGATCAGTACCATCACCACGTGCAACATCAGCAGTTAACAAGTAAGTGAAATTTGGATCGTATCTTTCCCAAAGCCAAAAATTTCTATCATATCCGGTTCTATAGATTGGATCTCTAATATTGTTAAAAATAATTTCCAAATCATCCGGATGTACAACAGTTTCTCCAGAAGCATTAAAAGAACACTCGAGTTCTTGAGCGATTTGCCTCTTTGACATATTCCTTGTTTCTTTTTCAAACCAAGCTTGATCTCTATCCGGATGAGTTTGCCATGGCAAATTGATTGTATGAAATTCGTTGTCATCTGCTATGGCTTCTGTATAGATTTTATGAAACCAGTTACCAACTCCATTAGGGGTGGACAAAGCTATACATCTCCCACCTGTCGACAAGGTAGGGTAAATAGACGTCCAAATGTTATTCATGTTTTCAATATGGGCAGCTTCGTCGAGAACCAAAAGAGAAAGAGCCTCCGAGCGACCAGCATCTGTGGAAGTTGAGGAGGCTTTGATGATTGAACCATTTGAAAGCTCAAATGAAGTTCTATTGTCTATAATAATTTCTGAAATCTTTATCCACTCGGGGAGATTCTTCATGGCCATCTTAACCTTACGAACAAGGTTTGTGGCCGTACTCAGTTTGGTTGCCAAAATGAGAATGTTTTTCTCTTTGTGAAATAACATAAACCAAACACAATATGCCGCAACAAGGGTCGAAAGACCAAGTTGTCGTGCCTTGAGAACAACGTTGAATCGATAATCGTTAAAATCAACAAGACAATCTTCTTGGAAAGGATATGTTCTAAAAGGGATTCTCCCTTTCATTGGGTGAGATATTAGGCAATAATTGTTAATGAAATAAGACGGATTCTTACCAGATTGAATAATTTCCTTTATAATTTGTTTTTTTGTTAATTGAAATGACATTCATTACTTTTGGTTTGCGCCTTTCTTATATGTTACATTTTGAGGACGCTTTGCTTGATGACCACCCATTTCTAGAAACTTGCGAATAGCATCATCCACCTTTCTATTCTCCGAGCCTTTGGCAAGAGAGAAGTCGTCTTCCTTAACGCCTGAAATACTATAGCGTTGCTTTGCATTAACAAAAGAACGGATCCGAGAAGTGCTTTGAGCAATGATATCCGGATCTCCTTGTTTTGTCAAAGTGATAGAATTTCCTGTGATCGCTTTGTATTCCTTTTGAAGAAACTTCTTAATCTCATTAAGCTTGCGAGAGATTTCATCTTCAAACCCTCCGCCATAAATTTCTTTCAACATAATGTCTGATTGATAGGTAATGCACATGCTATCGTTGTAAAACTTAACACCAAAACCATCCATAACTCTTTTATCTAAAATAGGATCACCTTCTTCTCGCGAGATTCCCACTTTCCGAGCCTTTCCATCATGTGAGTAGCGTTCGTCATGAGCGCCATCATAAGCGTTAGCGGCTGCTTGTTGCAAGCCTTGAATGATTTCTAAAATGTTTGATTTAGCCATTTAACATCTCCCTTTATTTAGCTACCTTCATAATTCCTTTATAAATTAAATATCCC